AATTGAACCCAACCAGGTTTTCCATCAGATGATTTGCTCTTGCCAAACCAGTCACGCAAAGAGTTGTCACCACTCTTGTTTGCTTCATCAACAGTAGCACCATTTTCTTTACGAAGCATTCCTTCAGGGTCTACCATAAACCCAGAAGGAATTGGTTTGCACTCTTTATTTGTATAACAGTAATATTGCCCTTTGGGGCAGCTACTATTTTTCATGAAAAATATAGTTCTTTTTATTATTTAGATGTTTTCGTCTTTCTTTGATTGCTGTTTCAATAATTTTGCCAAATCTGCTGTTGATCCGACGAATAACGCATTGTTGACAGTTGATGGACCTTTTACCTGCTTCTCTTCCTCAACATCTTTAAGTTTCTTTTGAAGATCCATTAATTTATCCGTCGCATCCGCAACATTCTTGATAAGTTGACCTGCGACTTCATATGCTCTAGGCATTTCACTTTCTTGGGCCAACTCTAGAATACCATTAATTGCTTCTTGACCCTTTTCAATTAAGGAATATAAATTTCCTCTAGTGTAATCATAATCTTTTTTTACATCTTCTGTTGAAGAATTTATCTTTTCAATTTTTTCATCAATATTTTCATCATCGCTAATGTTTGCAGGAACTACTTCCCCAGTAATATTAAAAGCTTCGTTAAGTTCATCATATTTTTTTGTCATAGTCATGAAATTGTACCACTAAATCCAAAATCATCATCCTCTTGTATAAGAGCATCATCTGCAGTTGTTATTGATTTAATATCTGCACCCTTTAAATGTGATGTGATAGGTGTATTATCTTTTCCTCTTTGTACGGTAAGTTTGTTTCCAGATTTTCTTGTAACATAAACCTGTTCATCATCTATATCTAAATATGTTCTTGTGCTTATGCCACTTGCATCGACAACTGCAAATACAGTTTGTTTTTCGTCAATATCATCTGCCAATTGTGTAAGAACTGTTCCAGTGTAATTTTGAATAGCTCTTGGTACTGTAGAATATGTCAATGCTCTTTGTGTATTGGCAGTATCTGTTCCAGTAAGATAATTGAGAGTAACCTTTTTGACAATATCTTTCGTTGCAGTAGATACAGGACCGAAAAGATATGTCTTTGCTGTAAATCTTAATGTATAAAGAAGAACTCTCCTAGAAGTAAAGTCTCCCTCATAGTCATCCTGCATAGTTATGTTTTCTAAAACTATGGGAATATCTCTTTTTTCTTTGATTGATTCTACAAGTTCTACAGTTAGATTATATGCAGGTTGAAAGTATGGAAGAATCTGCTCAACAATTTGAAGAGCATCATCATTTAATTTACTCATAATACTCAATTCAAATTGCATATTATAAGGAACCGGCATAAATGCTTTTCTAATTTCAGATCCATCATTTGGATCATTTACCGTAATTGTTTGAGTTGTAGTTACTTTTCTAGAAGGATCATATGTTAATCCTGTAAATTCAAATGACATTCTAGGTAGGGACAAAGAAGTCGTTTTATTTAAATCTGGAGATTGTTCTAATCTAGCTAAAAACTTCTGAGTAGGACCATAAGCCAATGGCACCTTCATATCATTGATAATTTGATCTGAAGAATTTGTATGCTTGATGGTTATGTTGTTAAATAAAGTACCAAAAGCGATTACAGTTCTTCTTAGAATTTCGTTATAAAAATACTCAAACATTTTGCATTTACCGTATATTATTAACTAAACATATTATTTTTTATTTATGGAACTCCGAATGGATTGGATTCTTCAAAATCTAAAATAGCATCTGCTTCACTCTCAATATCATCATTATCGTTAAAACCACCATCATTAAGACTACGATCAACAATTCTTATTTCATAACTTGCATTGGATGTTCCACCTGTGAGAGTTTCTCCAGAAGAGAATGATCCTACAATATTTGATATTTCCAATTCACTTGTGTTTGCATTCCACGTTCTAACCCTTGCGGTTGCTCCTGTAACGCTGCCAGTCACAGTCTCATTAAATGCAAAAGTTCCAACTCCTGATGTGCTTGGGTTGCCAATAACAATAGTTGGTGCAGTACTATAACCCAAACCAGCATTTGTTAGTCTAATACTGGTTACAATTCCTGCATTGTTAAGAATCGCAGTTGCTGCAGCTGATACTGTTGTAACGCCAGATTCAAATATTTCATTTGCAAATGTAATTGTTGGTGGATCTACATATCCACTACCAGTATTAGTTACCGTTATAATGCCAACAATTCCATCACCAATAGATGCAGTGGCAGCTGCTCCCACCCCACTTGAAGAGAAGAATTGAACTTTTGGAGTAACTGTATAACCAGCACCAGGATTTACTATTTGGACAGACTGAACAGATTTTTCATTTGAACTCAAATTTTTATTACATGCAACAATGCCACCAATCATTACAGCACTTGCTATACCAGTAACACCTCCAAATATTGCATTTGGTGCAGCAGATATTGCAACTCTTGGTGGGGAAGTATATCCACCACCCCTATTATTTACGGTAATCAATCTAATACCACCATCAACAATTGATGTTATAGCCTCAGCAGTAACTCCAGCACCTACTAATGTAAGTGTCTGTGTTCTGCCAATAAAAATTTCTTCACCATCTACACCTTCTACTCCTTCTAATAAATCATCAATTTCAGAAACACCTGTGTCAATAATTTCATCTTCATATTGAAACAGTTCACATCTTAATTCATAAACATAATTCTCTTGTAGTTGATAGAATGGTTTTTCGTGCTCTACATACTTAATTTCAAATAATCTATCTCCTAATGGGAAATATAAAAGATCCCCTTCTTTTGGTCTTGAAGATAATTTGACATTCTGTTCATTTTTTATTAGTGGAGAAATGTAATCATTAAATCTCTCTTTTGAGATGACAAGAGTAATCTCATTTGTAGACTCAATACCAAACTTTGATAATATTGTTGGATTATCTCCATATCCATCAACATTTTGAACATAAGCTTCAATTGGATATGAAGAATCAAATCTAGATTCTATCACTTCTCTCATTACTGTTTTTTCAGTAATGTAGAATCTTGGAAGATAATGAATTTCGACACCATATATCTTCAGTTGTTCATTAATTAAATCTTGTACTAAATTTTGTTCTGTCTTAGAACCTTGTTGAAAAAATGGATTTAACATATTATCATCCGATCATGTCTAAAGGTGGAAGTTCATAAGTGTTTGACATTTTCTCCATAATCACTTCAATTTCTTTTTGTGCGTCGTCATAGATTTGTCTACCATTTAGTTCAATTCCGCCTGGAAGTTTCACACCTTGGAATTTAATTAAGTTTTGGCCCCATTGACGCTTAATTAATGATGTTAGATATAACTTAAGAAAAGAATCATTCCACACTCTACTATAATCATTCGGATTTAATGCTCTATAACAATCAATAACAATGTAATCGTCAACATTAACACTACCCCAATCAATATCAAGATATAATTTATCCATTCTTTGATTGAATCTTATTTGTTTTTGTGTATTTAAAACAAAATCAAGATCTTCCAAATATGTTTTTGTCATCGCATATGTGAGAATTTCTGTAGATCCCCAATAGTAAATATCATTTAAAAATAATTGATATTTGATACTAAACATATTGTTTGTGGTTGTATTGCTACCATCAAACTGATATATTTTTGATATCCCAATCACATCTGGTGGAACTTGGAGGTAATTACTACTTTCGTTATAATTGAATGTAGTAGCAGTTCCAACTATTGATGTGGATGCTGATGTTGTTGCTATTCCTACAGATGAATCTCCTCCAGGTGCTCTTCCTCTACTAATATCATCTTGGGTAATTTTATATTTTAAATATACCTGACCGACACCATCAAAATGTCTTTCCTGAAAAAATTGAATGGCATCATCAACTAGATCATCAATCTGCTCATCAGCAACATTGATTTCCAAAACTGGCGCTCCCAGTTTTCTTTTGCAATAATCAATTAATTGTTGTCTAGATGCTGGTTGAGCCATTTTATCCCTTTTTTAAAATATTTATGATTTAGTATTGGATGTTAAAGATCTCAGTAATGATTTAATCTCATCAATATCATTTTTTAGATCAAAGAGATCTTTTTCTAAATTTTCAATTTTTTCGGTTTCCTTGTTTTTCAATTTTCTTCGAGTCACATATTGATTATATTCGGACACGTTGGTATTAATAATCGAATTCGTTTTAGGATCCCTTATTAAATCATCGTGTCCTTTCACTCTATGGTATTCGTTATTCATTTTATGCAAGTGCAATTACTCTCAAATCTTTTACTCTTGGAACATATGCTTGATTAGTGGAAGTCAAGACCAACTTAACTCTATATGATTTAAATGATGGTAAGTTATCAGCAGTAAAGGTATATTCTTTGTAATCTAATTCTTCGGGGACAAATCCCAAAGAAGATGTTGGAGTTACAAAAGAATCTGGTCTGCCATCACTAGCTTCAGGAGATATAATCTGATTCTTAAAATCTAAATTATCATATCCTGGGAATGGAGTGAAGATAGGAGTAAAGTTTGGATTATCTCCTATAGCATAGAATGCACGTATATCAGAGTAAAGATTAATATGTGCGTTCATTACCATCTTAAGAGATGTTGATTGAGTTTCAAGAGTTATTTCTTTTGAAACATATTGGAAAGCAGTTGGGTCAGAATTTATGTCAGAAACTCTTTGATCGTTTGCATAATCAGTAATAGTACTATTAACTCTATTTGAGGTAAAGATCATTGATACTCTTTGTGTATCAATAACTGGTGATAATTTACTATTAGTTGTACCAAGAGACAATCTCATATTAACAGATTTACTTTCAGGAACATTATCCAGTTTATTTTGTTCATTAATCTTAGAACATATAATTCTAGGAGTTTCTAGATAATTTGGGCTATTTGGGGCAATAGTCTCAAATCCATTATCAACAAAAGGAATCTCATTTCCACTCAAACTCTTACCTGTCACTGTTCTAACTTCAGCACTAATAGAAGTTCCAGGAACAGTAAGGTTTTGAACAATTGGAGTTAAGACCTCAAAAGGTATGTTCTGTGATGCATCTACACTATATCCACCAGTATTTTTTGATTCTTTTTGATAAAGTTTTGGATAACCATTTTCAATAGACCTATCAATGCCATCTGTAGATGTATCAATCTTAATATGATAAGAATCAAATGTAATTGGATATGATTCAGTAGAAACATCTCCAAGATAATGAGTTTTGTTAATTCTCTTAAGAGATATTCCATTCAACTCATATTTGAAAACGGGAGTTCCTACAGGATAAGTTCTTGCATTTGTCCCTCTTAAAATGTCTCCTTCAATATTATTACCACTAACAGAAGTATACTCAATAATTTCATTTCCAATCTTTAAGTATCCTGGGTTTGTTGTGCCAACACCAACACCTTCAAAAGTTGAGAACCTAGAAGCATCAGTTACAGTTAAAGCGGATGTTGAATCTGCAGAATATGAAACACCAAGTTTTGTTGGTCTAATATCAGAAATTGCACCAGAAATTTCTACATAGTCTTCTCCAGTGTACATGCCATGGTTCTTATGGTTGACTTTAATATGCAAACCATCAGAAACAGTTGTAATATTATCAATCGTAACACCAATACCAACAATTTCTGTATTGAGATCAGCTGCAGTTCCTGCACTATTGGTATATCTCATCGTATTTGCAGCACCAGTCAAGAAATCACCTTGGACATTATTAAGAATAATTTGATTGGTATTTGCAATTGATACTACAGATAATCTGGCATTTTGGCCAACATTAACTGCACCAATAGATGCAATTTCAAGTACATCTCCTGCTCTATAACCATTGCCAGTTAATGCAATCGTAGCCACACCAACACTTCCATTATTGATGGTAATATCAGCAGTTGCTCCAGAACCATTTCCAGTTATAGTATTCAATGATACTCCACTAAAAGTATATCCACCAGATGTAGGTGTATATCCAATACCAGCATTAATAACACTCAAATTACCTGTAGCAATTCCTGCATTATCAATATAATTGCCAGTAGCATTAGATCCATATTGAGAAACAGTATTTCCAAATTCAAGATTAGGATCACTTATTGTTGAACCTAAACTAATTCTGATTTCTTTAGAAGACATTTGCAAAGAATCTGGCAGGAGTCTTGCAATCTGGGTGTTTCCTCTATTGAGATCTGGGTTATAAAATTCAATTGTACCATCCTCAATAAAATCTGCTCTGTCTAGAGTAAACTTAAGATCTTCCCATTGACTTGGTTCCCAAGTAGAAGCATTTTGTGATTTGAAGAATGATCCCAAAGTTGGTTGATTTGAAACGAATGCTTGAGTATTAATATCATTTTCACCAACTCTCGAAATAAACACACTATAATCTGGCGACTGTGAAAGCATACAAATTGAATATTCAGTGCCACCTTTGAGATAAACTGGCGCATCAAATTCAAAATAAGTTACCGCAGTTCCATCTTCGGATACTGTACACTGTTCTGGTTGTAAGAAAATTTCAGAGAATGGTAGAACTTTTTGTGTTGGAGTTCCAAGTTCCATCGTTCTAATTTGAAGAACAACAGGAATATTGGATGTAGAAACAGTATTAAAGTAGACTCCACATCTAGTAATAAATACACCCTCAGATTCTTCCACATAGAAAGACTGTGCAATTGGGTCCCACCTACGTGGTGGAGGTGGTGGTGGTCTTCTTGGTGGTGGAGGAGGTGGTGGTGGGAAGGCCCATGTTCTAGAACTAATAACTGTGGTAGCAACAACTTGAGCGCCTGTTGTTCTTCTAATATCCCTCTGCTCAGTCTGTTCAATTAAATCAACCCTACCATTTCTAACAGATACAATATTTTCCTGTACTGTTTCTAGAGTACCAGAAGATATAAATCCTTCCGTTGCCGAAGTAGTTGCAAAATCTGGATCACCATCTTCATCATTAATGAGAACAAATGTTTTTGCACCAGTTTCAAATCGAGGATGAATATCAACGTTTGGATCTGGAATAAACAAACTACCCTTAACAGTAGCAGTAATATCAGAAATTAATCTGATAGCTCTTACATTTGCGATTGCACCACTAGTTCTTCCAACCAAGGGCATTCCTGGTTCAATATATCCACTGAATTGACCTTGGGCAATGTTTGCCAATGAGAATGAATCAACATTGAGAATGGTCGAAGATGATGAATATTGGGAACCTAATGGTTGTAGTGTATATGGATCCTCTGGATAAGTAAGCTCAGGTGCATTATACGGACCATTTCTATGGTTTAATTGTGCAACTCTGAAGATAATACTTGGATTAAGAGATGCATTTCTATCTGGAGCTCCTGCAATAACACCACTTCCTCCATCAACAGTTTCCCCTACTTCAAATGTTCCAGAAACCATTTCAATTTCTAGAAGTTTTGGAATACAATATTGTGTAACATCAACACCATCAAAATATGCATATACTCTGGTATTTGGTTTTATGCCATGTCCAGCAAATGCAATATTTCTTGATCTCATGAATGGGATCAATTCTCTACTTACAACTCTATCTCCAACTGAAGTGTTATCAATTTGCTCACTAAATGTTGCTCTTGTTCCATCTCTTGTTTCTATGCCAGTATCAATAACTTCCAATAGTGTGTCTTCAAGAGTTTCATTTCTGATACCCCATCCTAACCATACATTTTGGTTTCTTGTTCTGGTTGTAGTTATCTGCTCTTGACCTGTCCAATTAGCAACCCAAGAATTCCAAACAGTTGGTGCAAATCCAGTTTGTGGGTCTACATTAAGATTTTGTACAGCGTCAGCAAAAACCCTTGCATAATTTCCTTCAACGTTAATATATTTCGCTTCAAGTCTAACAGTATCAACCCAAGTATCAGAAGCTGGATTTAATTGTAAAGATCCTCTCCAGAAATTGAGAATGAATGGAGTAACACTTTCCACCCTAGTTCCAAAGTTTTGGGATTTCCACTCAATATTTGAGTAATCAAGGGTTACAATATCACCTTTCTTTACAACATTAACACCTTCTGGTTGAGTAAATGCAAGGTCTGCTGATGGATCTATACCAGTTACTGGTCCAGGTATTAAGTCTAAAGCATTAGTAAAGTGGGAAGGTCTTAACTCTTTATTTTGAATATCAATACTATTCTTGTAAAGAATTGCATTATCTTGTGCAAGAAGAGTTGTAAAATTATCCACAAAGAAACCAGACTTAAATCTAGATAAACCCTCAGAATCTGGAATAAGAAGATTTGCTGTGTTAGTTTCTAGTAAAGATAGAGATGTGTAGTATTCTAAATTCTTAATTCTTTTTTCAAGTTGTCTGATATCAGACATCCTATATCTCTTATGCTCTAAGAATTGAATGGAAGCATTAGCCACATCATATAGATATGGTGGTAAAAATATGGATGCTATTTCAATAGAATCATCAACTGTAGTTGGTTTTTGTGGATTTTCTGAGGGCGATCCATAGTTGATTTGGAAAATACCATTTTTTGTCAAACAAACTCTATCAATTCTTCCGAGGAAGAATGAGAATGATGCGATTATATTCTCATCAGAAGCTAAAACATTAGCAGCAGAATTTCCAGATGCATTAAAAGATCTTCCATAAAACTCAAATGGTGATCTTGTTGCGTTAGTTAAACTATATTCAGAAACTCTTGGTCTAATATCAATTAGATCAGTGTTTCTATGCCCATTAACCGTCTTAATTTCTTTAGTATAATCAAAATCTTGATAAGAATTGCAAATTGTTATATCACCATCATCTGATTGCTCATAATAACCAGTACTAAAGTATACCTTCAATTGTTTTGTAGGTACTACCCGATCAGATTTTCTTGAAATTGAACCATAATCATAAATTGTGCCTTTTTGTCCTGTTTTAAATGTATAATTTGATGATACATCAAAACTTTCAGCATCAAGTGTAGATATAACTGCAGAAGAAACTGATTCTGAGAATAAAATAGTTTCGCCTTCTTTAAAGGTATTTTTATTCTTGTATATAAATTCTACTTGAGTAGAGGAAATTTTTCCTGCACAAATTGCAACAGCTCCACTTGTTTGCCCAACAAATTCTTCTCCGATTATTAAATCAGTTGTTGTATTTGATGGTGTAGTAATTGAAGTTAAAATTGCTTTCGGTGCAAATGCATCTGAAGTACCAGCAGATTCAAAAATACCATGTATTTCTACAATGTCTGGAACATTGAGACAAATATCATCATCCTGAACCCTTGTACCATATGGGAAATTGCCATATTGCAATCCATCATTTAATGTAGTTGCTCCGATACCAGATCCCTGAAGTTTTGATTTGTCAATTACTAGAGTATTAACTCTTTTCTTTCTTTTTGATTTTGATGTTGGTTTGGTTTTTGTTAAAGTTGTTATTAATGTGCAACCAGTATCATCTGATCCTAAATTGTAAATTTGAATTTGTGATCCTCCTGATGCAAAAGAAAATTTGTCAGAAGTTAATACTTCATAAGATCCATCAGTTCTTACTAATGAATACCTTGCTGAAGTAAATGGCAAGAAAGTTTCATTTGTTCCAGCATCAACAGGTGCGGTTAATTCCCCATTTGCGATGTTAACCGTAAATTCTTTTCTAATAGTTAATGACGCTTCTGATAAATCAACATTAGAAACGTGATTTTTAGGAAGCTTTGTATATAAAGTACTATCAGTTGAATCATCTAAGTAACTTGCCAAAACTGTCAAATCTGTAATTTGCAAGTTTGTGGATGGTAATGTTGAATTTGTTATTCCAGTAACTGACTCTACCTGTTCAACTTCAACAAAATTTGACCCAATAGTTGTAACTTTTGCAATAACTGGATCAGATAAAGTAGTATCTGTATACTTAATCAGATCATTTTTCTTGACCAATGTTCCAGGAAAAACTGGATTTAAACTTGTTACCGTACTAATTCCAGCAGTAAGGGCACTGACAGTTGCAATTCCAATTATATATCTATCAGTCTGAACAATATCTGCAGAAAATGTAATTGCAGCACCAACTACCCCATGAACAGATTTTACATTTGTAGTTCCATGTGCAGTAACAGCAACTCCAATCACACCACTACTGATACCATTAAAAATAAATGATTCATTTGGAATAAATGTTCCGTTAGTATTATAGAGTGTTATTGCCTCACTATCATTTACATCTGCAAACAAATATCCAGTAGCACCACTATTTTCTCCCTCTACATATGTTGGAGTAGAGTAGGTTACTGGGTAATTTAAAGTAACTTCTGTTGTTGTTTGTAAATCAAATAAAGAAATTTCCCACTCATTGATATTGCCATTCGATAATGAATATGCACCAGAATCTAATCTAAAATCATAAACTCTTGCAACTCCAATTTCTTTACCAGCAGCAATCGTTGATGCAGATCCAACTCTCTCATCACGCAAACTTAAAACAAAAGTATTTCCAATTCCTACAGTTGGAGATCCATATACTCTGTTTAGTTTGAATGTTGATCCTGTATTGTAAATAATTGATTGATTTTTTAATGTTTTTGTAGTTCTTGGTTTTTCTACATCAAGAAAAACAGGTCCTGTCGTTTCTATTTCATAACCTTTAACAAACGCTTTTCCTGGAGAAACTTGATAAAGTGCCAAACCTTCTTCTGGCGTAGATCCACCAAAGGTAAATTGACCATCTTGGTGAATTCCCCTATTGCCCTTTCTATCATTTAAAGACTCTTTTACAGAAACATCAAACGGATTTACAACATAATCCCCAGATTCTGCAAAAGTTCTTCTCGCAAGTTCAGCTGCAAGATAAGATTTGTCAGTAGTTTGAGGTTTTATCTTAATAGCACCATCAATGATTGTCGCTAACTCGATAAAATTGTCATCATTAATATCTGATAGACTCTTTTTAAATAATCTTGTAGTAATTCTCAGTCTATCTGCACCAGGAGCTGCATAGTTATTAAATCCTTGAGAATTATCATTTAAATCCTCATCAAGATCAGCATTGATAACTTCTTCTGTTATAAACAGTCCGACTCTATAATTAGGAAGATTTGAATATTGGTCGAGTATTAATGTTTCTGTTCTTACATTTAAAAACTGACCTCTAATAAAATAAACACCATCAAAAATGGTAAAAGAAGATCCTACTGATGCAGCATCAGATTCTTTAGTTATTGCAAACGGAGACCCTTGTTCAATTGCGGTATTTCCAAGAAGACCACTCGTAATTGGTGCAGATGCGATTAGAGATTCTCCATCAGCAAAAGTATCTTCTAAATTATTTGAGGTATTCGATCCCAAATAATTTACATAAAGGGTAAGATTTCCACGTTCAGAGTCTTCGGGCAATAAAATCTTATCAACTGTTGCAGTTACTCCAGAAGTTTCACCCGTTATCTTTAATCCAACTAATTGATCTGCATATGCAGCGACTGGAACACCCAAATAATCATTAACTAGCTCTATTGCATAATAATATGAATTATATACGGTATTTCCAGGAATTACTTTTGCACCTTCTTTAAAAAAGTGTTGTCCAAAAGTTTCAACTTGATTTTGGAGAATTGATTGTAATCCTGTCAGCTCTCTTGCTTGAACAGGATATCCAGGTTTAAAAAGAATTTTATGATAATCATCATTTGCATCAAAATCATCAAAGTATGGTGATACATTTAAATTTGTTTTCTGTGACATAATTCTTTAGAACTGCAAAATGACTTTAATATCTTCTTTTTGGTTGGAAGACCTTGTTATTGAAGGTCTATTGTCAACATAAATTATATTTCCAGAGTGTTTTTTTACCTCCGGATTTGCCAATCCATTCGTGAATGACTGACCAAGGTAGTATGTCTTATTATTTATTACGGTAGTTATACCTGAAAAATTATCTTGAATAGACAAATTAACACTTGTTCCACCCTCAATAACTAAACTACCATCACCTATTGGAGTGCTTGTAAATTCGGTCAAATCAAATCCATAAGTTGGATTAGTTTGTCCTGTACCAACAGTGTTAAATCCAGCAACAGTTCTATCTTGCCAATATTTTAAAACCCCAGTTGTTTGATCATAACTTACAACACGGCCAACTGCTGTCACTCCAGTAGAAACAGTTTGTCTAATATAAGAATCTGGAGTGTATACTGCAGAACTATAACCAATTCCGGTCAACTTAAGAGCAAAAGTTCCACTAACTTTATCTGATGTTAGGACTTGATCGCCTCCAAATTCTTCAGGATTTTCTACAATACCTATTCTTGCCACTTCATTTCCAGTGATAAAATCTGGATTTTCGTTATCATTTTCAATTCTTGAGTATAAAAGGACGTTATTGGCTCCCAATTCTCTATAGATATCAGCACCATGACCACCTTTTGGAGAAATTATAACGTCAAATGTGGGTATAGTTGTTCCTGTTGGAACATTTCCAGATACTAAATCAACACTACCAAAAGTATATCCAGATCCCTCATTCGAAACTGTTACTGACTCTATTTGTTGATCATTATTAACAACTATAGTACACTCTGCTCCAGTTCCATCTCCTTTAATTGGAACTTCTGTATATGTTCTATTTGCCGGTCCAACAGCAATACCTCTATTAGTAACCACAACAGTTTTAATGGAACCATCAACGGCATTATTTCTCACCGGAGAATTTTCACTAGAAGTTTCCCAATTCTCCGGAACTGGCATAAAGTCAGTAGATTCAAATTTTGAAATTTCTGTTGGTTTTATTGTATAGAGATATTTCCAAATATATCCATCACCACTCGTTCCTGGAGATTTGGGTTCTAAGTCAACAAAACCTGGTTCATCCAAAGATGGTTTACCTAGTAAATTATCTGGATCAGTTCCATTTTGTAGGCAAATATAAACACGATAATCACTATTAACTACATAATAATTTGCATTATATAATGATGCCGATCCAGAAACAGGAGCTGGATTTGATATAGTATAATCATGTCTATACATTTCATAAGTTGTTCCAGAAGACCAAAATCTTTTACGAACAACTTGCCTAACATCCGTAGAATTGATTTTTTTCAATCCAATAATATTATCCCAATAACTGTTTTCATCATCAAAACTATCTTTAGGAGTTGGGGGATTAACGTTCCAATCACTTTGAAAGTCAGTTGGATTTGTCAATCCTATAAAAGAATAATAAGAATTTGCGTTCGAATTAATTTTAGATACAAAATTTTTCGCATTCAATATTCTAATTTGATCAGTTATAATAGCAGCCATTTGATGGAGTTTTTTTATTTATTTATTCGCTATAACTTGTATATTTTAGCGGAGATGTTCTCTTCACAATAGTTCCTGTTGAAATTCCAACAATTCCAGAAGAATTATATGCTGAATGTGATGTAGATATATTTCGACCAGTTAATGTAATTCTTCCCCAACTATATTCGCCAAACATATTACTATAACCAATACCAGCATTTGGGTCATCCAATCCATAAAAACTATCCTTCAAACTTACAGTTACTTTTGCAACATAAGTGTAACCAAGACCAGGAGTATCAGTCTGCCCAATAGAAACACTAATTGCCTCATAAACATTATCCAAATGTGTAGTACCAACGCTAACTTGTTGACCAGAAGAATTAAGAGTAGTTACTCCAGATCCAACATTTGAATTGTAAACTGTGAAATAATATCCAGTTTGAATGCCACTTATAGTAGTAACTCCTGTAACTGAAGACTCTCTAAAGAAAGAATTTTCTGGAATATGAAGATCAAATACTAAACCAGTATGTGCCACACCAATAGAAGTTGTAGATACTCCAACAATAATTCCAGAATCACCTTCATATAGATCAACCTGAGCAATTTCTTTACTCATAATTGGAGGAGAAACTAAAACTGATGGTGGTTCCGATGAGGAATAACTAGTTCCACCAGAACCAGTGACTGTTATACCTGTAACAACACCATTTGTTATAGATGCTGATGCAGATGCTCTTTGAGTCGTTCCAAGTCCAACGGGGGATTGTATACTAATGATGGGAGCACTTGGATAACCAGAACCACCATCTGTTATAGAAATTGATTGCACAGTGCCTGCGGAAGATACTACTGCCGTCGCAGAAGCAGGTGAAGATACTACTTGCGGGACAAATGTAATATTATCTTGGAAGGCCAGAGTTACTCCACTTTCATTTGTTGGGTTGAAAAATGGGCGAATGTTATCAACAGATGCAATAGTAGATCCTATACCAACAGATTGAATCAAGTATGCAAGTGGATTGATTTTTGGCTCATACAATTCTCTACTCTTTCCAATTACTTTTCCGTCAATAATTTTGTCATTTCTTTGTTTACACCAAACAACAGGTCTAATTAAAGATTCATCTGTAGTATTTCCTGGACCAAAATATGGGTTTGTTGATACAAGATCAGTAGAATCGACTATAGATACTGTTCTATCATCTTCCTGAAGAGATGCTTCTTGGTTGTTATATGGATCATAACCAACTTGTAATGAATCTCCAACTTTGACAGACTCTAAAATATCTCTAGGTACAACATCAACAGAACCCGTTCCTTTATAGAAAAGAATTGAGCATTTATCCTGTGGTCGAGGTGCCTCTGTAAAGGTTAATAAAGATCCACCTAGGAACTCATAGGCTTCACCAGGAACTTGAAGAATGTCATTAATAAACACTAATATTACATCCTTAACATCAATTTTTGAACCAGATGCTGATTTAATTGCAGTTGGAACTGTGTCTATTTTCAATTGGAACGTTCTCTTCGTACCATTAAATTCGTTTTCGATTTGGTCAAAGACTTGAAGATCTCCAATATTCCATGCAACAAATTTGTCGGTAAATGTTTTTTCTATACTAATTTGAAATTCTGAGAATGATGTTGATGATGTTGTAGGAATACCAGTCAATCCACCCAAAGGAACTGTCAAAATTTCTGACTGACCATATGCATATCCAGTATTAGTAAGTTCAAAATCAATTATACTTGATCCAGTACCAACTACAATATCTATTGATGCATGTGTTCCTAATCCCACTCCAAATGGAGATGAAGAACTATATTCCAAAGGAATATTGGAATAACTTAGTGGGGCCTCAATTAAAATATCAAGTGGTTTATTAACCTTACCACATCTTGCATAGAAGTGTGTTCTAGTTGAGATACCGGTGTTTATTTCAAAGGTTGTATTATCAATAACTCTAAGAACATTTGTTCCATTTACCGCTGGATCTGATCCACTAGCAGAGTTATTATTTAATCTTGGTGCAATAAGAACCGGTTGTGCAACTCCACCACTTTGATAGTAAGTAGCAACTGTGGAAGTTCCAACATTAACTTCAAATTCTGTAGCACTATTAACTGCAAGGACTTTAGTACCACAATATGCAGGATCAGTTGTTCTTGGATACACATGCGTAGAACCACCATTATCCAAACCACAAGTCATTCCAATACCAGTTAACAGAACATCACTCTTCTGACCACTTGTCGAAAGATTATGTGGACCAGAAGTTGTAACTGTCATAATGCCAGTAGTACTACTGTATACAACATTAGAAATATTAACTGGTCCAGCACCACTATAATCGCATGTAAATGCTATTCCAGAAACAATAACCCTATCACCAAAAGACAATCCGTGTGCGTTGGAGGTAGTAACTGTTGTCAGACCAGTTATTGATGAATATCCAACATTTGAGATATCTC